ACCACGCTTGATTCATCTGTTACTCGCCATCTTTGGTTCGTAACATCCCATTCACATACAGCATCTGCCATTAATATTTCAGTACTGTCACACTCTACGCATTGATAAGTTACATTTTCATTATTCATTTTTTTTCCTTGTATTTGATTTCTTTGATCTCGAATCCACCAGCTAGGAAGTACTCAATTATTCCTACGGTAGCTCCGACCCTATAAGTTTTTTTGTCCGAAAATCTAAGCTGAACCGGTTCTTTATGTGATAAAATATTTTTCATGGGCAGTCTCCAAATTGCCTGTTTTGTTTAAGCTCCATGAGGCGACATCCTCACGGAGCTTTTTTTATCCAGTTATTTTTTTATTTCACCCCCTGTTTTGTTTTATTTTTAAAATTAGATATCAAGTAATGATTCAATCTCTTTTGATCTTGACCAACTTTTGTATAGATTATTACTGTTTAAGCTCCTGACATGTTCCATATAATCAAGTACTTCTTTATGGCTTAGGTATCCGTGGGTCATTTCCTCATCTAGCCACATATCCGGCTGTTCTGTTCTCCAAGCTCCTACCTCAACCAAACCCCCGAAATTCCCGTTGGAGCTGTTAGTACCTTCGCCCCAAACTACGCTAACTGTCCACCCGTTTGGGAAGTCAACCGCAAAACTGTTTTTATGTGTTTTCCAAGTCATTTTTTTCTCCTGTTTTGTTTTATAATTTCCTGGCTCTTTTAGGTATAATATAACACATGATGTGATATGTCAACCCCTGTTTTTTAATATCCCAAAAAGTGTTTTAATTCTTTTATTGTGTAATCGTTTTTAATTCCTACTAATTTGATAAAGTCTTTATAATCTCGAATCGTCACGGTATGAATTTTTAATATTTCTATTGCTTGCGATCTATTAAACATTTTTTATCCTTTAGGCAGTTTTTAGACTTACCTAGGTCTAATTAATTAAATAACTTGTATTACAAATCCGGACGTATCTTTTCTAGCGTCACCCTTGGCTTTTAGCCCGACTATTACGCCCTTGGGGTCTAAGAAACGCATATCGTGAATATCGCCGTTTATCACTTCATAACCTAGATATTGACTAGGTAATTCTTCACTCTTTTTAGTGCTGAATACGATTGCGACATTGCGACCGGCTCGCAAGTTGTCCAGTACTTGATCATGGTTCGCTTCTGATCTCGAAAATGTCAAAGTATAATTTTTTGGTAAATTTGTACGCTTGTTAATTGGAAATTTTGTATAGTCATAAAAAACCACATCGGGAAACATTGCGAACAATTCGGGAAATACTGTTTCCCAAGCTATGTCGCTAGTACCATTTAAACGGATAGCGGGCGTTGAACCCTCGGCAATACATTTTGATTCATGGCTAGCAATTTCTTTTATTAATTGCTTCAAAAATCCTTGACGGTCGCTGTAAAAAAATCTAGTCCTGCGAATCCTTGCATTTTGGATTGCGTTGGTATATTCGCCCGTTTTGATCATCCCGCCACGACCCGCAGTATTTAGACACCCTGAGGAACATCCAGCACTAGCGAATGGACAAACTTGTTTCCCGCTCAAATCATAGGGCGCTAAGTACATAATAGCGGTGTTATATTCGCCTTTTCCAAATTCGTTGGAATGCTGAATTTTGACGGAATTGCTACCCAATAAATTGTGCTTTTTGGGATCAAATTTATCAATTTCTTTTTTATTATTATTTTGTAGTTCGATAAATTTAGTTGTAAAATCTAATGTAGTCATTTTAATACTCACTTATTAATTTGATTAGGATTTGCGGAGTGTTAGCGCACTCTGTGAATCCGTTTTTTTACCCTTGGTAGGGTAGGGGCGGGGATTGTTCCCCGACCCTATTATTTATTTAAGTAATACTTGGTATCCCATGAACATTTTGAGTTAATGAAACTTCATCCTCATACACGTTGAAATGTGGATATTTACAATCTGTTTTCCAACTTGTATCGACTCTTTTTAATAGTTCATTTGTTCTGTATTTCGTATAAATTGAATTATCAAATTTATAATTAAAACCATGGTATAAAACCTCTTCCAAAGTTTCGGCTTTTCTTACGTATTCTTTGGCTTGATTCCAATCATTATCATCATATTGTTTAGAAGTTTTTAAATAGTCGTTGGCTAAACTAACTAAATTGTTTCTATTGAAAATCAATGTCTTTTTGATATCTGCCTTGATCATTTTGCTTGTCTCCCGTTTTGTTTATTTGCTCGACCTGTGAACAGAATAGCACACTATGTGAGATTATGTCAACACTTTTCCCCGTATTCGTTGGAAATTCAACGATATCACAGGTATAATCTAGCTACAAAAGAAAATTGCTCAAAAATTGCTCAATTTGGGTATTGACAAGATATTTTTATGCCGGAAATAAAACACAATTTGAATGATAAACAAAAGCATTTTTGCGATGTTTACCTTAACAATAATCGGAATGCCTCCGAAGCATACCGTCAAGCATTCGGAACAGATAAGGCGGAATCAGTTATAAATGCGTCGGCTTCTCGATTGTTAAGAAATGTTAAGGTGCGTGATTACATTGTTAAGATTCAGCAACAAAACGCACAAATTACGCAAAGAAAACAAGATATCGACCGTGATTTTCTGATAACGGAATACCTCGATGTGTTGAGACTGTCGAAAGAGACGAAACAACTATCAACGGCACGGCAAACGCTCGACAGTTTGGCGCATCTCGCTGGACTGTGGACAGATCGCCGAGAAGTAACGACTAATATCAACGTAGACGCTACGCTCCGACAGCTAGAGACCGCCGATCTATTACAGGCACTAAAATCTAGTAACACAAACGCCATTGACGGGGAATTTTACGAAGTAAACGGCGACTGAATCGGTGTGCGCCTCGTGCGTGGGCGATGCGTGCGTGTCGTGCGTGTGTGCGTAGGGGTGTCACGAGAATTTTCGCCGATCGCAACCCGGCTGCCGCCCCCCGCCATCGAAGATGGTGTGTACAACTCCAAACCAATAATGTGCGTTTTTGCCATTCTATGCTCGTTACCGTTATAGCTACAGTGATCGTCACTGGTAGTCGTCATTATCGTCACTCCAGCTACAGATCCTGAAGTGATGACAGAGCTTTAAGCGATTGTGTCATCATGTAAGGATAGTGACGCTTAATCACTACCGTCACTATTCGTCATTTTCGTTACTGTATTTTTCTTAAATACGGTGTTAGTGATATATACCCCCTTTAGGGGGGGTATATCACTACGCTTTTTTCTTTGTTACTTTCTTTTTTATAGGAACTTATTCTCTATAGTGGTTGTTTTTTCAACAATGCTTTGTTATTTTAGGGAATAGGGGCGGAAATACGGGACTGCACCTCCTTCGACATCCGTCCCTTTAGTGTTCAGGAGATGTAATGGCAGCAAAAAGGGACCCTAGGTTAAAAAGAGCTGGCGTATCAGGTTTCAATAAACCAAAAAGAACTCCCAGCCATCCTAAGAAGTCTCATGTTGTTGTTGCAAAATCAGGTGGACAGGTAAAAACGATTCGATTTGGGCAACAAGGCAAGACTGGTGACAGAACCATGACTCCCCGTGCTAAATCATTCAAGGCTCGACACGCAAAAAACATTGCTAGAGGCAAAATGTCAGCTGCGTATTGGGCAAACAAGGTGAAATGGTAATGGCAACTAAAAAAAGACCGGGGCTGTACGCAAATATCCAAGCCAAGAGAAAAAGAATCAAGGCAGGGAGTGGTGAAACTATGAGGAAGAAGGGACAGAAAGGTAGACCCACTGCAGCACAATTCCGGAGAGCAGCAAAAACTGCTAAAAGGAGATAACAATGCCTGAAGGTAAAGGTACATACGGAAGAAGATTAGGTCGCCCTAAAAAGAAAAGACCAATGGGTGGAGCTACGAAAAGACCAATGCGTGGAACAGGGCGTGCACCTAAGCGTGGTGTTGCAACTGGAGCAGGACGTGCAGCTAGAGGAGTTGCTGGTGCTGCAATAGGTATAGCAGGCAAAGCAATAAAAAGAAAGCCTATCCCACAGGTGGCTAAAAGAGCAAGTAAGGCTACTGTTGGTTCAATGATGAAAAAAAGAAGAAAAGCTAGAACTACTAAAAGATCATCTTACCTATAGGAATATAAATGGTTGCATTAACCGATGCACACAAAGAGGAAGCAGTCAGGAGAATAGAGAAAGAATTTGCTAGAAGAAATTTTATCTCCCCTGACGGAGAGCAACCTGACTTTCTTGACCATGTAAAGATTCTAGAAAGATCTCAATTACATTCAGGAAAAGCAGGGGGTGCTGCCCCATTCCAAAAATGGGACTACATCAAAGACCTAGCAGCTGCAATAACAGAGAACAGATTAGTCACAGTTCTAAAAGCAAGACAGCTAGGATTCTCATGGACAAGTGCAGCTTATGCAGCATGGTTATTAACTTTCAGTCCCGGCACTAATGTGCTAATGATCTCCAAAGGTCAGACTGAAGCATTCAGCTTATTGGATAAAGTAAGGTTCATTTTGAAGAACCTCCCACAGGAGTGGCAACATCCACTATCCCCTGATTCAAGATCAGAAATAGGGATACCTTCACTGGACTCAAAGGTATTGGCACTTCCATCAACTGAAGATGCAGGTCGTTCAGAAACAGCATCTGTAGTCATACAGGATGAGGCTGACTTTCATGAATACCACGCTCAGAATTACGCAGCCGTAAAACCGACTATTGATGGAGGGGGTCAGATGATTATGGGATCTACCTCCAATAAAAGAAAAATGTCATCTCTGTTCAAAGAACTTTACAGAAATGCTCCTGACAATGGATGGAAGACTGTTTTCATTCCTTGGAGTGCAAGACCGGGAAGAGATGAGAAATGGTACGAAGCAACTATGGATTCTGTTCCATCTATGGATTTACAGGGTATGAGTCCCGAGCAATACATGGAACAGGAGTATCCCACTGAGGAAACGGAGGCATTATCACCACCAAGAGCGCAAAGCATTTTCGACAGGGACATGATAATTGGAATGGAAGATTACTGCATAGAACCAATCAGACAGGTTGGGGCAGGCAACATCTATCAGGACGTAAGGGCGGGCAAGAGATATGTCGCAGGTACGGATGTCGCAGCGGGGGTTGGAATGGATTACTCCGTCACCGTCATAGTTGATATCAACACAGGGTATGTAGTAGCAGATCTAGTCACAAACACAATGCAACCTGAAGACTTTTCTGTTGCATCCATGGACCTGCTTGAAGAATACAGCAACCCTGAATGGGCTATAGAAAATAACTTTTCAGACACAGTTCTGACTGTAGCACGAGATGAAAACTACCCAAGACTTTTCAGAAGAAGAGTCGGTAGAGGTAGAAACCAAAGAAGAGAATACGGCTGGAAAACTGATCGCATGAGTAGACAGGCTCTGTTCGATGAACTTAGAGCTTCTTTTAATGCAGGTCAACTTACCATCCCTAACCGATATGGCTTAGATGAATTTTCTACCATTATTGCGTCTCCGGGAGAAAAGCCACAGGCAATGGGTGGCGCTCACGATGACTACGTAATGGCATTAGGAATTGCACTTATGTGCAAAGAAGAAAAAGGAATGGTTAGTAACGGAAAAATAATAAGACTACCAGCATTCGCATAGGAAAAATAACATGGCTGATTTAA